TGATATATATCTGTATTCTTTGCAACAAAGTTAAATACATTACCTGAGTTATCTCTAAAAGAACCACCACCTCTAGCATCAGCTCCCATATTGTTAGAGCTATAATCTACCAAAGACGGAAATCTTTTATAAGAATTTAATGCGTAATATACATTTGTTGCTACGTTAGCTCCTGGATTCAAATGTTTAGGTTGATCAGGAAGCCACTCTCCAAAAGGTACTTGCATTATTTTCTCCTATAGAATGACAGATCTGTACTTACATCTGTTCTTTGTACAACAGGTGCAGATCCATATGAATCTTGTCTATCGTTGTTTTCGCATCTTTCCATAGCTGCTGAATACATACCTAACCATTGTTGCGTTTGATTAGGATCGATGCCACCGATGAAATTACTAGCATGATATAACGACCCATAAAGATAGATAGCAGGATGACTTGCCAAAATATAATTAGAGGTATTGCTATCAGACAAAGCAGTAAAAGCTTTGTAATATTGTAACTTACCTGTATAACTCGTGTCAGGCGATGGTGCGAATCTAAAACTTTCTGTTCCATTATCAGACTCTATCGAGTATGTTCTTGGCATACCTGATGTAGATCCTCCTTTGATTTCAAATAAGTTTCCTGGTGTTATATATTCTAAATGATATTTAGTATCACCTGATAATATATGAAATGATCGTACTGCAATAAATCCTGTTGGTACAGTTACTGTCTCAGCATTTATTGTAATATCATCATTTTGCTCCATCTGTCTTATTCTTAACTTGGAGTTAAAATCAGCTTCAGTTAGTTTTATAAAATCATCTTGTATTTCTGTAGTCAAATCACTTCTATTTAAGAAGTTTGCTATAGATGCTTTTAATTCTGTGTATGTTGATAATGCCATTATAATCTTCCTGATGCTGTTCTAAAATAACGATACTCGTTACTATTAAGTTTTAGTTTTAAAATTCTTCTTCTTTCTATTAATGGTATTGCAAACCAATTATTAGATCCGTTATATTCTTTGGCCCAAATCTGTAATACAAGGCTTGGTATACTAGCTACACGTTTGAGGTCTTTACTTTTAGAATAACCATCATTCATTGTGTATAATCTCTTATTCTTTTGTAGAATAGGATTTACATCTTGTGTAGATTTAATTGTAAGTTTACCATCAGGATCAACGAAATATTTAGTTCCGTCTGGATCCTTACCTCGTAGGATAGACATTATTCAGATAGTTGTGATACGTGTAAATTACCTGTTCCTGATGCAAGAATAACTGCTACTTTCTCACCTGGAGAAACTTTAAAATATTCTACATCTTTTGCAGGTACAAATATTTTACTTGTTGTAGCTGTTGGATTGCCACCGAACTCGATAAAGCAATCTACATCAGATACTATTCTAACAAAAAATATACTTCCACCGAAAGCTGCACTTTGTGCAGACGTTCCACTAGAACTTACTTTTTCGTGACTTACTACTTTTAATGCGTGATTGTGTGCCATTGTTTCCTTTTTATTTGTTAGGGGAGATTGCTCTCCCCTTAATTAATTATCTTCTTATTACAAATGTAACAAGACATTTTTTAGCTCCAGTAGAGCCTCCGTCTGTAAGAATTTCAATAGTACCATTTTCTTCTACTCTATTAAGAGCAGTTGGTACTGCTGTATCTACATCTCCAGCAGCTGATCCTGAATGGGCAACAGTTATGCCACCACCAGTTACAGCTACTCCACCGATTTCAAAAGATAATGCAGCATTCCCACCTGATATAGCACCTTGTAAAGCAGTAATAATTTTAATTATTTTACCACCATCAGGTACTGCAACAAATGTAGAAGATGCTGTACTAATATCTTCGATCTCAGCAGTTAAAAAATAGTCGTTTAATGTTCTCATTTTTTCTCCTTTATACGTTCCGTATTATTGACCTCTTAATACTTCATATTTGGATTTATGCAAGGGGAGTATTTTGAGGTTACTCCCCTATACATTTATAGATTATGATGTTGTTAAGTCGAATACTCCACCTGAAGCACCTTCATTTCTAGAGATCATAGTAAGTTCAGCTAAAAGCTGTCTTTTCTCTGAGTCACCAGTTTTTGAAAGTTCATGCATTGTGAAGTCTCTTAAGAACCCAACTGCCCAGTAATCCATGTCTAGTACTAAAGCGTCTCTTTCTCTAGAGAATCTATTAGGTACTACTTCAAGATCACCGAAGTCAGACGAATACACATCGATTGAAGTGTATAAAGTCTTATCTTCAGAAGCATCGAATCTAGTAGAGTTTCCAGTAAATCCTGAGATTTTCTGTTTGTTGAAAGGCCCTACCATGATTACAGATGGGTTACCACCTGAGTTCCATGTTCCTTTGATTACTTCTTTAAGCATATCTTCTGTTAAAGCTCTTTGTGTTCCATCGTTTCTAGCGTCAGAACCATCAGAAGCTGTTGGAGAAGATCCATCAGAAGCAAGGTTGTCATTCGTTGCAATCCAAGCACCAATCGAACCAAACTTTCTAGCAGTTGATGAATTACCAGCTACTCTTGCTTGGTTAGTTAATAGAGTTGCTTCGATATCTCTTTTCAACTCTTTGGATTTTTTAGCGATTTGGTATGCAAGTTCACTTGCTCTACCAGCTTTGTCTACTGCTTCTTGTGTACCAGTAATTACAACAGTCTTATCCATGATCTGTGTAAAGTTACCAATTCTAGAAGTCGCAGTTGATGCATCTAAAGTAGCCTCATCACCTTCAATTACTGCATTGTTTGTTGCAGCAGAAGCAAGTGAATCTGTTTGCCACTCATGCAAAGTGTTTTTAATCTGCTCTCTCGCAGCTGCACTCATGAAAGGAGTTTCAGTTGGAGCGATAGAATAAATAACATCTTGCAAATCTTCTCTGATACCTATTGCATCATAAGTATCAAATGCGTTTGTTGGTTGTGCCATGTTTTATCCTTATTTTTTTCCGATTATTTCAAGAATAGCAGACTGAGCATCATTGATTTTACCTGATCTTCTCAATCTACCAATTTTTTGTTTAACAGCAGCACGTCTAGAATCCTCCATTTTTGGAGTTCCTGATTTAACAACCTTTGGAGCTGTAGTTACTTTTTTATTAGTAACTGGTTTGCTCTTAAGATTTTTGTATTCCATTGCATCTCTTAGAACCATTAGGAATCTATGATCTGCTAACGAACCTATTTCTTGATCGTTAAATCCATATTCAGATAAAGTATTCTTCATCTGATTTTTGAATGTAACTCCCTTGACTGGATCGCTATATTCTGGAATCTTTGTTGCAGCGAGTCTTTTTTGTTCATCTAAGTATTGATTGTACTGTTGTAGTTTAACTACTTCAGCTTGCTGCTTAAGTTTGTTGAAAGATTCTCTTTGCTGTCGCTGTTGAAAATCTATCTTAGCAGCTTGTGTTGGATCTTCTTCATACATTTTCTGAAGATCTTCCTTAGAAGATTGACCGATATACGACTCGGCAGCACCTATCAAATCAGTTAATTCTTTAAGTTTGCCGTCATAACTTTGACTAAGACTTGTCTTTTGCTCGTCAAGCATTCTTCGCTCTTCTGCTAAAGCATGAGTCTTTTGTCTATAATCTGAGTCTCTTGAATAACCTGATTTCAATTCGTCCAAGCTGACCTCTAGCTCTTGACCTTGTACTTTGACTCGGTGGAGCGAAGGTTTTTGAATTTCTTGTTCTTCGGTTTGTTCCGTCTCAGTTTGTGTTTCAGAACTTTCAGCTTCAGGTTTAGCTTCCTCAGTCTTGGATTTGCTAACTTCTTCAGCAACAGGTTCAGTTTTTACTGGCTCTGTTTGTTCTTGTGGAGCTGGTTGATCTTTCTTAGGTTCTGATTGTCCTTCTTGAGGATTCAGTAATCCTAATAGTTTATCAGCAGCACCTTGTACGCTTTTATCTACTTTCATAGATTCTCCTATAGTTGATCGCTTCGATTAAGATTGGCGAAATGAACCTCTAATTACTTAGTTAGGTTCTGTAGTTGATCTAGCTCTTTGGAAGCTAGTTTTCCCTCATTCATCACAGACTCAAGATGTCCTTTGATTTTCTCGACCATGTTATAGGCCATCCAAAGAACTTGTCTTTGATCGTGATCATTGTAAGACGTATTGAATATTTCTTCTCGATAACGAGTTTTTAAATAATCAAACGCCTCTTTCATCAGGGGTTCGTCCAGCAGTAGCTGGGCCTTTTTCCCCTCCGAAATCTGTTTGTTTAGATCCTTTGCCATTAAAGAATTGTTTTTGACCTTTCATTATCTCTTTAAACAAATCACCTGATTGTCTAACTTGTTGTTGTTCTATCATAGATCTGTTCTTCATTTCAAGCTCATTTATTTTAGTACCATATTTTAGCTCCATTTCTTTAACTTGAAGCTCAAAATCTAGTAGTTTCTGACGTAATGCAGACTCTAGTTTTTTCATCTGTACTTCAGAATCTAATATGGCTCTTTGGTTCTCACCTTGAACTTGTGCTAGAGATACCTTCTCGAACTCAGTTGGTGGTTTTGGTGGAAGTTGTGGCATCTGTGCTGCCCCTACTTCAGGATCCATAAAGAATGGTTCTACACTTCCAAGACCTGCATTCTCAACAAGTTTCTGTAATGTAGAATAAATGTTTTTTAAATTTACTACTGGGCCATATACGTTTTGTTGTAAGTTTATAGCTTGTAGTTGTCTTTGCAATATAGCATTTAATAATATTAGTTGTTGTTCTTTTGAACCTGTACCTAGTCCTACTTTAACAGAAAGATTAACTCTATCTCTCCATTCAAAAGGAGTCATAGGAACAAACTCACCTCTGATTCTAACTAATTTTTCTTTTTGCTGATACTTGCAAAGTAATTCGAATATCTTAATACCTAAATCTTTTACACCAGTTTCTGCAAATGTTCTTGCAATCAACTCCATTCTCATTTGAGATTGAGTTAGAACTTGGTTCATACCTGTAGCTGTATCTACATTCAAAGCGTCAGCTTGTAATCCTTGTGCAGTTTTTGTAACGCCTGATCTAGCTTCTCTTACAGAATCTAAATAAGCTAATAATCCTGATGCTTGTTCTGTAATAGGTTGAGCTGTCATAACCTGCATAACATTAGAAGGTGGTTGTTTAGTTCTTACAATACCACCAGGTCTATTTGTTAATAGGTCATCCATAGCTACTTGACCATCTTGAATAGCTATTCTGTTATTATTAGTTAGATACATATTATCTAACATCTGTCTCATAACAGTAGATTTAATTAATTGTATATCTTCGATTAATTCAGAAACAGATCTACCATAGAATCTGTGAGGCATAATAATTGGTGTCATTGAAACAAAAGGTATTGAATCAATTTCATCCATAGCTAATATTCTATATGATCCAGTTCCTGCTAAACAGATCTTATGAAGTTCTGATTTACCATCTCCATTAAGATCTAGTCTTACATAACATTCATGAATTAATACTTCGTCTGTAGATTTATCACCTCTATCTTGTGGTGCAGAAAAATCTGTATCTTGGTATCTAACTTGTCTATCTTCTAAATAATATTCTGCATCACCAGTTGGTAGGTTATTTACAATCTCAGGATCATAACCCATTTCTATTAATGCATGTCTAGTCATATTAACTCTATGACAAACAAAGTTAGCAGAGTCTATTGATTTAGCTCTACGTTCAATTAAAAATTCTTCAGGTGGGATTGGGTCAATCTTTACTTGACCATACATTTGTGTTTTGTAAATGACAACATCATGAAACTTAACTTTGTCTATAACTTTACCATTGTCATCTTCAAATTCTTCTTCGTATTCTTTATGCTCTGATACTGATACTTCTTTATCTGCAATAAGAAGATTGTATTCATCTTCAGTTAATCTTTTGTATTCTTCTCTTGAAGTCTTTTCAGAATCATCCCAGTATACTTTTAGAATACCATTCTTCTGAACAAGTGCATCTTTGAATGCTGTATAAATAGCAGAAAAACCTCTGTTCTCTTTATAGAAAACATGGTTAATATAATCACTAGCTTGTTTAGCAACCTTTTCATCTTCAGGCCCAGCAGGTTCACAATGAAAGATATTATCTCCTGCTGTAAAGATCTTCATTAAAGATGGCATCAAAGACTCTACAGTATCTGATACATCTGTACTTACTACTTGAGATCTACCTTCTTGTTCATTACCAAAAGGTTTACCTAAATAATATTCTAATGATTTTCTTCTACGAGTTACTATCTCACCACCAATGTAACCTGATGATGCTCTAAGCTCTCTATTTAATATTGATATAATTTGATCTTCTGTCATACGATATATTTATAATCTACATTTATGGGTCTTTGCCAATCTGATGTATCTATCGGATCATGTACACATCCGTATCTAAATGCATCAGCTGCGTGTGAACACCAGTCATGCAGAGGTTTATTTTTAAAAACTTGGTTCTTCTCATCCCATTGTTTTCGATATTGTCTTAATGCATCTAGTCCTAATTTACATTTTTCTCTATCAAACCAACAATGTGGTAAAGCATTCCTAACAGATTCTATACCATGATCAACCTCTAATTTAGGAGCTACCTCAAAGTCTATTCCTAGTTCTTGAGCTACTTCTAATCTAGATTTCCCAGTACCAAGCTCTCTTGCTTGAATATCATGAGGTGCGATATGTCTTTCATAAGCATAGTTTTTATCCTCTAAGACATCTGCATAATGGGCTAAAGACTCACCTGAGTTTTCATAATAATCTATGACGTGAATCTCCTCACCTACTCTTTGTACAAACCAAATAGCTGTCGAATCCCCAATACCTAAATCCCACCATGTCTCAACACCAGCGTGTTCTTCAACAGGCAAACTCCCAATTCTTTTTTCGTTATCAGCTTTGGTTATAAGTTTTCCATAATAACTACCACTTACAGCAGCTGTAAAAGAACATTCAAACTCTTGGTTATATTGTTCTTCAGTCATTATAGACTGAGCATCTTTTAATTCTTCCATAGGCACTACGCCTGTTTCAGATGCTCTATACATTTTTGCAAACCAGTCTTTATTACCTCGTTGTGCAAAATCGTAAACTTCCCAAAACTGATTATGACCCATAGGAGTTCCTATGAACATTACCCATCCTAAAGTATCAGCAACTGCTGGTCTTATAATCTCAGTCCAGGTTCTTGGTGCCATGATAGCAAACTCATCCATCACAACTCCATGAAACCCCATACCTCGAAGGGAGTCAGGATGATCAGCTCCAAATATTTGAAGCGTAGATCCGTTAAACAATTCTATTTTTAATTCTGTTTCGTTTTTTGTGCCACCTAAATACATTAATGGCTTTGTATAAATTTTTAAATATTCCCATGCAATAGATTTACCTTGTCTGTAGGTTGGTGCTATGAATGCACACTTACGCATAGGTTTTGCGACTGCTGTTTTAATTAATTGATTAATAGATAAAACAGACTTACCAAATCGTCTATGACATACCAGTACATTAAATCTTTTTAAATTATTATGTACTTCTCTTTGTAATGGACGAGGCGTGTAAGGTATTACTATAGACTTACTTTTCGTCTCCCCATTTGATGTTGATTTTGATTGGGCCATCAGATCCAAGTTTTGTCGTAGTCGTAGCTAGTTTTGCATGAACGTAAGGTGCAGCTTTCTCTGCTGCCATCATCTTTCTTTCAGGAGATGACATTGGGTTATTTAATATTGATAACATATAATCCAAAGGGGAATGGTTATACTTGACTGCTAAATCATCAAGCATTTTCCATTTCTTTGCACAAGTAGATCCTTTGGGTCTACCTGCACCCTCTCTTTTACCACCACGTTCTGCCATAATTATTTAAAATAAGTTCTTATATCAGGTTGCGATACAATTTGATTTCGTAGATCTCTACCTTCTCCTGGTTTTGGAGCTTTTTTGTATCTTCTTTTTTTAGCACCTGCTAAATACAATCCTCCAGCACCAATAGCTGCAAGTCCACCGAACTTAATACCTTTTTTTACAAAACTTCTAGCTCTTGATAGCATTGCTTTTGGTTTTGAGTATTTAACAAGTGCTTTCTTCATTATTTTTTACCTTTTTTTGCTTTTTTCTTCTTCATTTTAGCTTTGATTATCTTTTTTTGCAAAGCCATTGGAAGTTTACTTTGTTTTCCTATTAACATTAGTACCCTTTCATTTTTTTCATCTTCTTACCAGACTTTTTTGCATAAGCTTTAGCAGCTTTTTTACCTTTTTTGGTATATGCAAACTTTTTCTTTCCTACCATTGGCATATTTATTCTCCTTTATAGTTTTTAATGATACGTTTTATACAATCAATACACTTTTGTATGTATTTTTTCAATAGTTTCATCGTAATAACCCCTGCATTCTGACATCTCGTTGTGTGGCAGCACGAGGTGCCATTGGTTGTCCTCTACCCATCTGCATTAGCTGTGGGTTTTTTGACATTTGATCATTCAGTAAGCCACGTTGCCTCTCGACTTCAGGTAATAACTTAGCTTTTATGATATTCTGAAGTTGTTGAGCCTCATCTTGCGATAAGTTCATAAGGTCGTCTGCTAGTTTTTCTAGTCTATTCGCCATTATTAGCGTCCTTGTCCTTTATATCGTTTACGTTTAGGTATACGCTTAGAATAACTCTTAGCGTGTCTACCTGGTCTTTTACGTGGCTTTTCACGTTCCCACGTTATTTTACCTATATCGGCCTTTTTCTTTTTGGCCATTAGTCATCTAGTATGTCTTTTATGAAAGACGTAGCTAGAACTCCACTCGTTACTTTTCTACGAGTTGATGTGCCTAGTGTTGATGCATAGGCAGTCCTATAGCCTTTACTGATTTTGTCAGTAGCACCTGCTGCCATAGTTGAAGCTTTACCTGCTGGTATCTTCTTCATGACTTTGTCAGCTGTAGGCTTTATCATTTTTTTGATTTTGCTCGGCCTTAAGCTTTTCGCTATGCCATAGCCAAATCTAGCTAGTGCTGTGTACATATGTACTCCTATTATTGTTGTTTATAATGATTCTAAACTAAAACCCCCCATTGGGTCTAGCTGTAACAAACCCCCCTATATTTATTCTCACGCATTACTACGTATTGCTTGGGGTAGATCTAAAACCCTCTGTTTGAAACTCTAAGATTTATATTACATTCGTCTACGAGTTGCGTTCACTTGTGAACGAACTCTTCGACTTGGGTTTGTTTATGGATAAAGATCCGACAGTTACACTACTCTGAACTACAAATCATTGATAGTTTGATTGTCGGATTTGATTAATACTATTGTCAACACTAACAAATGAGGGAATCTGATATGAATAAGCTACATGGAAAGAGGCTAAATCAGCTAGTTTATGACTACAAGATAAGCCATCTAGATATAATACCTACACCAAAGAGACTATCGTTAGATAGAATATTTGCTAGGTATATACGTAGATATAACACCTATGCAAAGAAAGGAGTTAAGTAATATGGATATACTTATAGGTATAGTTCTAGTTCTGTTAGCGTGTAAGTTGTTAATTGAACTGGTCGGATTTTTTGTCGGTATGAAACTGATAAAAAACATCACAAAAGATTGGAAGAATGACTGATGAGGTTATATATTCTATTTGTGATTGTAATGATAATAATAATACTAACATAAGGAGATGTATATGAATATGGTAATGACAGCAGTAGGTTTGTTATTAGTTGTATTATCTGTCGAGATGCATCCTGATTACTGGCCTATGGAATTAGGTATGTTAATTGGGATCATTGGGATAGTACTTGTGTATATCCCACTAATCAACGAACGAAAGGAATGTGATGACTGTAAAGACAGATATTACTAAAGCACCTAAGTTGTACAGAAATGGTAAGACATATGCACAGAATGTTGCAGATGGTACATTTCAACCAATCGGTGCGTTGAAGTTTCAGACAGAGATGAAGTCTGAGATAGCAGATCTGAAAGAGATGTTATCAAATATCGCTGAAAAGTTGGCGAAATAAATATGTTGGTTACCCCCACTTCAATGTGGGGATACCCACAAGAAAGGAATTTATGAAAGCAAACGCTGGAAAAGAGTACAACAAAATTTTAG